GCGCATCTTATTGATTCTCCGTCAAAACTTGACAGTGCAAAACTCAATGCGCTATAAGTATTGCCTCGCGTGTGCGCAGACATCACACAAACATTCCAGCAAACACACAGTCTGATACAATTCACAGCTATGGGAAGACCAGCAACATATTCGCCAGAGCTAGCAGATCAAGTTTGCGAAGCTATTGCATTGGATACACGTGGCTTAGATCATATTTGCGCTGAACATGAAGATTTCCCAAGCGGCAGAACGGTTCGTTCATGGTTATTGAAACATGAGGAATTTCTTCCGAAATACACGCGTGCGCGTGAAGCTCAAGCTGAGATGATGGGGGCTGAAATACTTGAAATCGCTGATGAAACTTCGCGTGACACCCTCACAGTCAAGCGTGGCGACAATGAGGTAGAACTAGCCGACAATGAATGGATCAATCGCTCTCGGCTGCGTGTTGATACGCGCAAGTGGCTTATGAGCAAGCTGGCCCCCAAGAAGTACGGTGATCGCGTTCAGAATGTAGTATCAGGCCCGAATGATGGCCCAGTTGAGTTTGTAACGAAGTCGATTCTGGAGGATTGATATGCCTGTATTCAATGGAAACGCGAACAATCTTGCAACGCAGGTTCAGTCTGGCGCTACGGTTACACTGTTTGCGGCGACAGATACATTGGTCGCAACAAATCAGAGCATTGTGATCGCTCCAGTGGATGCTGGACCAGTAGAGCGCAGCGCAATCACCTTTCAGGCACACTTTGCTTCAGCTCCGACTGCAAGCCTTACGATCAAAGGTAGCAACTTTGCTCCAACGGCATCTGGCCCGCAACACGGTATCACCATAGGGACAGCCATCACAACACAGGATGCCAGCGTGACTGCGACCGAGGGCTATGCTTTCTATTGGGCAAGCCTGGACTCTCAGACTGGCGGCGGTGCGCTGACTGTGATTGCGCATGTCCGGTAAAGAGCAGAAGCCGCGATGAAGCGAGTCTATAGCGTGTTGCAGCCCAAGCAATATGCCCTCGGCCAACTCATCTACAAGACTGGCCCTGACGTAGCAACATGGATCGGCGGCGGCGGTGCTAGAGCCGGTGGGAAGTCAGGCGGTCTGAGACGCATCATGCTGGATCGTCGTGAGCGTAGACCGGGAACCCCAGGGGTGATTGTTCGCAGGACTTACAAGGATGTCAATGAGAACCACATTCAAAAGTATTTTACTGAGTTTCCCCACCTTATCCCCTATTGGCGAGCCACAGACAATGAATTTCGACTCCCCAACAAGTCAAGACTGTGCTTTCGGTATTACGAGAACAAGCAAGCGGTCGATCAGGGATTCTGGGGGCCGGAGTGGTATGACGTATTCATCGACCAGGCAGAACAGTTCACCGAGTACGAACTGACGATTGCGCGGAGTGCTTGCAGATGGCCTGGTGCTCCGATGAACGACTGCAAGCTGGGTCTGTTCTTCAATCCGGGCGGGATCGGCACTGAGTTTCTGAGGCGCATCTTTCACCAGAAGCGGTATAACGGCAATGAAAACCCAGCGAACTATAGCTTTACGCACATGTTTGGCTGGGACAACTATGTATGGTTTGAGTCACTTGGGATCACAGCAAAGGAGTTCTATGCGATACCGGATGGAGTGTCAATAGGGCAAGAGTGTAAGGCTGGCGATGCTGGTGATCGTGAGGGCGGCTATAGATGCTGTCGATTTCATCTGTTCATCCATCAGACAGCAGAGGGACAGAAGCTCAATGCCCTACCACCAAGTCTTAGAAGTGGCCATCTCCTCGGCAGTTTTGATTCCTTCGCAGGTCAGTACTTCGCCGGTGTGTGGGACGAATCAAAACTGATTCTGACGGCGCAGCAGCAGGTGAACCTGATTCAGTCGTGGTGGGCGCGGTGGATGGCGCATGATGATGGGTTTGTGCATCATGCAGCGATTGGATGGTTCACCAGCGGAAAGGTCAGTCCGAAGCTGTTTCAGGAAGTGTTTGGTATTGAAATCCCTGAGACTGTGACGGTTGTTGTGGTTTACAGATGTCTGGTTGAGTCCGAAGTGGAACCGGGCGAGCTGGTACGCAGGGCACGCGCCGCAACGTCTGTGGAAGAGGCCCGGACACTGAATCGGTACTTTCTGAGTGTGGATGCATGGGAGAAGGATAGCAGGGGGCATTCAGTTGCAGAAGAGATTGGCAAAGAGCTGGCATTGCCGAAGAAATTTCAGAGCGGTGGCAAGGAACTTGTAATCACTTTTCCACAGCCAGAGCAGGCGCACAATGCCCGTATTGGTGGCTGGCGGTATCTGTATGCCATGATGAAGAAGACGGCGGATGTGTTGGATGGGAAGATGAATCCAACACGCGATAACGATGATTACGAGAAGGATGATGCGGGGGGTTACTCAAAAGATACCCCTTTGTTATTTGTTGCTGGACAGTGCCAGGACGTAATCGAAGCGGTGCCGATGGCGATACGCGATGACATTCATGCAGGCAAGCATGAGGACATCATTAAGTTGCCGACCAAGGCCGATGATGTGCTGGATATGCTACGGTACGGGTGTGTTTCGGCGTTGCGGGCGAAGGGTACGCCGTTCCCGGTAGAAGTGTCTGAAAAGCGGCAGGAGATGGTGTTGGCGGGAAGAAGTTTGACCGAACAGGCGATTGTGCTGAAGAAAATGGAGTACGATAAAGGGCGTAAACGTCATTCGCAGAAGGGGCACTTCCGATGATCTGGATACTGGCTGTGATTATGTTGGTTTCGTTTGTGGCAGCAGTGCGGTTGATGAAGTCTAGGGATCGCTACAAGTCTGCGCTGACGAAGGCAAGCCAGGAAATCCGTGATTTAAGGGCTGATCCACGGTTGCAGCCTTTTCCCTCTGATGGAAAGCCCTTGACGCAACCCAAGGCAAAAGCGCAAGATGTACCCAAGCGGTATAATGGAGCACAGTTGCGACGGTTGGCGGATCAGGTGAACATGACGCAGCCGGAGATGACGAACAGCGAGATTCTATCGGAGGCAAGTAATGGCTGAGATGCGTAAAGGTCTGGGTGGTATGAGCAGGATGGGTAGTGAGTTTCCCGGCAAGAGCGAGATGAAGAAGCCTGCTGCATCGGCAGTCACAGAGCCATCGACTGAGCGCAACGGAGAAGAGGGTACATCGACCATCACCCATCACGCAGACGGAACGCATACGTCGCAGATGCATGGCGGCGAGACGATGGAGCATCCCGACCATCTGCATCTGATGGCGCATATCGGGCATCACTTGACCGGCGGAGAAGCGCACCACGTCATGCACCATGATGGCATGGAAGCGCACAGCCATATGGTTCACGAAGGCGGTGAGCATGAGGACGGTGGGCACCACAACACCGCCGAAGACGCGAAACAATCGCTGGACAAGTTTTTTGGAGAAGAGGCCAAAGAACCGGCGCATGAGCATGAAGACGAGAACGATATGGCTCCGGCATATGGAGGCATGTAGCCGGTGATAACAGAGCCAGCCACGAGCAACGTTATCAATGTGAACGGTGGGTTGGTCACTGACGGCCTAATCCGCTTTGCTGTCGGGTTCGGCCACGCTCTGGGTAAGAAGGTAAAACTTATTAACATCGGAACTCCGCTTAGATCGCAAGTGGAGGGGGAGATACGGGAGAGATTGTTTGAGTGGTACGGAATTTAGCCAGACCACGCCGACAAGGTTCCGCGTGCCGATTGAACGCAGCCATTCACAAATCATTAGTAAAGGAGCAGTATCATGGCGAACCCCACAAAGTTTGCAGGACTCTACAACGCAACGCAGTTTGCATACGGTGTAAACCCGCTTGTCCCGTCTCTTCAGGTCATTAGCGGCCCCAATACTACAGTAGGAGCACAGGCACTTACACTGGCGTTTGGCAGTGTAGCCACGCCGGATGGATTGGTCTTCTCGCCGCTCAACACCAATGCGAACATTACGGTAGGCGGTGACTCGGCCATTGAGACAGTGACTCCGAGCGCAGTATCCACATCCACTCCGCTTGTCTACGGCACGACTTCGGTCACATCGACCTTCGCCAATCTGCATGGCATGGGCGACCAGATCACTTCTGGAACCGTTGGCCTTCAGGAAGCATTGAACTACGTTGGCACCGTGGTTGGCGGCGGAATCGTCGTCGTGGATGAATCCTGGTACAAGCTCGGCGGTTCGGCGACCATTCTCGCGGCAGCATCGGTTCCGAGCGGCGTAAGCATCTGGGACAACCATGCTGGTGCTGGCATGATCCAGTCGGTCACGCAGGCTCTCACCCTGACGCAGATTCAGAACGCCTATACCACTTCGGTCAGCGTTATACCGGCACCTGGCGCGGGGAACATGGTTGATGTGCTCGATGCAACATTCAACCTGATCTTCGGCACCAATGCCTTTACGACTGGCGGCGCAGCGCAGCTTTCGTATGGAACTGGAGTAACGTATCCGGCGACAGCGACCGTGGCGGCTTCGGTCTACACTGGACTCGCAGCCAACACCATCCAGAAGGTAGCTGGGGCGGCGGTTGCTGCCACGTCTTCTGACTATCTCAACAAGGGCATCTATTACAGCAATGCGACGGCTGCATTCGCGGCTGGAACCGGCTGCTCGGCTGTTGTGCAGGCAAACTACAGGATCATTCAAGGACTCAGCTAAGGCCACGAATGAAAGATGTCATTGTCCACATGGGCATCTCGCGTGTGAACGGGATGATGACCGACTATGTGCGTCGTCTCAGCGCAAGCGGGATCGAAGTGGCCATTGATCCCGCTTCTGGACAATCCTTTGGTATAGGCAACAAAATAAGCGATCTGCGTGCCGGAGCTGAACGATTCTCGGAATACGAGATTATAGTTTGGAGCGATGGCTGGGATGTGATGTTCTATGGCACCAAGAAACTGTTAATGGAAAAGGTTCCCCGCGATAAAGTCTTATGGGCTGCGGAAAAAAACTGCTGGCCAGATGCAGGAATGGTCAGACATATCCCTGATCGCGGGCCATGGCGGTTTGTGAATGGTGGGTTGCTGGCTGGAACGCCAAATGCTTTCCTTGAGATGTGCGACAGGATTGAAGCGCACCCGCTTTACAACCCAGCGTTGGTCGATCAGGGGTTTATGAACTTCCTGCTGGCCCAGAATGAGACTTTTTTTGAGATCGATGCAAAGACCAACCTGTTTTTCTGCCTGCATCTGGGATACGATGAGTTGGAGTTCAAGAATGGACGGCCATTCAACTCGCTCTATCGGACTTTTCCGCTCTTTGTTCACGCCAACGGGCATTGGCCGATTGGGGAACTACAACGCAAATATCGGGAGAGCCTAACGTGAGTGCTCCGGGGATTCTGATTGGAATTGCATCGAGTGGCCGTCCGGTAAATATCGGTTGGTCACTGTCGCTTACCAATCTTGCACTGAATGCTCCGATGGGATCGTTTTTGACATGGATGATTGAGACAGGGCCGAACCGCGCCGGAAACCGTGAGAAGTTAGCTGAGGCAGCGATTGCAGCGGGTGCTCGGTATCTCTTCTTTCTGGATGACGATACAATCTGCCCCAATACAACGCTGAAGTATCTAGTCTATGAGATAGAGAAAGACCCAAAGATCATGGTCTGCGGAGGGATTTACACGACCAAAGAATTGCCATCGGTGCCGATTGTATTCAAGAAGTTTGGCGACGGAGCGTTCTGGAACTGGAAGGTCGGGGAAGTCTTTGACTGTGAAGGGCTTGGAACCGGCTGCATGATGATTAAGACTGAGGTATTTCAGCATCTTTCGAAGCCGTGGTTTTTTGAGCCGAACGAAGCCCCGGTAGGAGTTTCAACCACTATCGGAGACAAGATTGTTCCCATTCTGCATAGCGGAGGGACGGAGGATTTGTACTTCTGCCGCAAGG